TTTTATTGCCTGATTCCCACACTACGACTACGGTGTCATCTTCAAGCATAAAACAACCTTCTTGCGTAAGACCGCTTTGGGTATAGCTATACACCCTACGAAGTTCAGAAAAGGTCTTTTTATTAACTACGCATATTTCGTTTGTTAATACAATAAAACCACCGCCTTCGTTTGGTGATTGGGCAATAGCTTCAGCTTGGGCGGTATTAATGCCAAGCGTTAATAGTAATGCGATGATGTATTTCATATTTCCCCCTTTTAAGTTGGTAATGTAATCGTAAGGCATTATCAACTTTTGTTTATTAGGATATACCCTAATGTGGGGCAATTTTATTTAATGGCTTATAAATGTGGCATTAAATGGGTTAATGACTCATTTATGTTACTTATAGGTTTATTTGTTATATCTATATATAACTTATAAGTTAAGTTGCCTTTTGGTGAACGGAACCCAGCCATCCTAGATTCCTTCAACTGTTTGCCTTTCGGAGCCACAGAACCCGCCAGTCGTTCGTTGAATAGGCACTAGCTTCGCCACCTATTTGTGTGCTGTTACATCAACTATCCCCCAGTAGCACTTGTATCGCAGTCGCTGGTGTCGGTTCCCGCCCAACTGTGACCGCAGAAATAGAAAAACCCCTTAAGGTTGCTCTAAGTTGAACCCGCTTAAGTAATGAATCGGTAGCATTACCTAAACGCTCAAAGCAACCCTAAAGGGTCTTACCGATTTAATAAGCAGGGTTCAATCTGCCCTATCAGTATAAAACAAAATTTTGCGCTATTGCAACTCAGGCCAAATTAAATGCCAAGATTGGGGAAACATATCCTTGCGGGTTACTAGCCCGTGGCTTTCCCGTTCTATCTGCGCTGCCAGTTCTAAAAGCTTACTGTGGGGCAAACCTTCATGTTGCCAACGATGCACAGCTTGGGTGGTTACTTTGAATCTGCGGGCGATTTTGGCAGGGCCACCGCATAAATGAATCATTTGTTTGGGTGTAAGTTTGAAGTCCATAAAAGTAATTTTATTGGTTAAGTAGATATTTTAACAACAAATATTGCACATGGGTAAAAAAAGGTTTATAGTAAAGTTACCTGACTACTCAGGCTAACTTATGGAGAAACTTATGGATGATAGACAAATGATGGATGCTCAATCTGAACTTGAATATGAACTAACCGTGATTTTTGAGGACTTAGAGCAAGGCAATATGCTAACCGCTTCACAGATAGATACGCTTCGTTATGCAAGTGGATTCCCTAAAAAGACTAGGGTTATCCCTGTATTGGGTGAAGTATTTAATGACTTTGGAAATATTTTTGGGGGAAAGAAATGATAGTTACAGGAAGCGCACCCGTGAAAGAATTTAAGATTGCACCAACTGGGTCACATTTGGCTCGTCTATACCGCATTATTGACCTCGGTACGCAAAAGTCTGAATACATGGGCAAAGTCAATATGTTGCGTAAGGTCAAGTTTTTTTGGGAATTGCACGGTGATGACCTAAAGACCGATGAAGGCAAACCCTTAATCCAAACCCGCAATTACACGCTATCGCTAGGCGAAAAGGCTTCGTTACGGAAGGACTTGGAATCTTGGCGTGGCAAATCATTTACCGATGATGAATTGCGGGGCTTTGACCTTACAAACCTATTAGACAAATGGTGCATGATTACCGTTCAGCATAGAGAATCCAACGGAAAGACCTATGCCGATGCGGTAGCCGTAACGCCAGTACCAGCCGTAGTTGCTAAAGCTGGTTTACCTAGTGGCGTAAACCCAACACTTCTGTTTGATATGCAGAAGTTTGACCAAGCCGTATTTGATAGCCTGTCCGATGGTCTGAAGAACCAAATCATGCAATCGGCAGAATTTCAAAACAAGAACCGCAAAGTCCACAATGCTATTGAGGATGATGAGGATTTAAGTGTGCCGTTCTAGGGGGAATAACCTTTAGGAGAAAGCCATGAACCATGCGATTAAAGATGTGATTGAATCCAAATACACCGTTAAGACTTTTCAAGAACGGGGCTACGATGAGGAAGTACCCATCATCGGATTTGCAGTTGAGGACTTAGAAACCGTCATTAAAAGCGTGGTCTTGGCTTGTGCCGAGCGGGTCACGGATGACCGAGAGCGCAGAGATATATTATCGTTAGCAAGTTAAGGGGGATTTATGTTAGTGAAGGAGAATACAAGTGAAAGTGGTCATTGGTATCTACCCAATGGCGATACAGCCTATCGCATCGTTGGCAAGAATGGCAAAGAAAGAAACACAACTGTCAAAGACGCAAGAGAACGGGGTTTACTGCCCTCAGTTACCACAATCATCGGGTGTGCGGCCAAGCCAGCCCTTGATGTATGGAAACAACAACAAGCCATACTCGCTGCACTTACATTACCTCGCCTAGACGGGGAATCTGAAGAAGATTGGCTAAGTCGGGTTGTATCCGATAGCAAAGAAACCGCCAAGCAAGCTGCCGAGCGTGGCACACAAATCCACGGCATCATAGAAGCGTTTTACGAAGGCGTTTACATCCCTGAGTTACCAACCTATGTCCGTGTCGTAGAAAAGGCCATAAACGAGCATTTTGGGCAACAGTTATGGGTTGCTGAGAAGTCTTTTGCCCACGGTGGCTATGGCGGTAAATGCGACCTGATTAGCCGACCCCATTACCACCCCAAAACCGATGGCTTTGTAATCGACTTTAAGACCACCGAAAAGGATGTGGATAAGCTTGATACCTATTTTGACCACCATATGCAGTTAGCGGCTTACAGGCACGGCTTTGAGATGCCTAACGCACGGTGCGCCATTGTGTATGTCAATGCCAACGAAAACAAGGCTAAACTACTAGAGATACCTGAAGATGACCTGAGAATCGGGTGGGAATGTTTTAGTCACTTGTTGGCGTTTTACAGGGCCAAAAACAAACTATAATGACAACGGGGTGGTAGCTGGGCTTCCCCCGCCCAACCTTCACGGGCTATCACCCCACCTATTACGAGCGAAAGCGGATGCTGTGAGTGTTGGTCATTAAGTGGGTTGAGTAGGCACACCTGTTAGGATTGACCAATCGCCCTGAGCCAAGCAAGGTGACAGACAAAGCGAGTACCCCACTTTTTTAAGGGCGTTAAGCCGCCAAAGTAGGATGCAGTAATTAGGGAATTTTGCGGCTTTCTGCCCTATTGCTAGTAACTGCTAAATACTGCCCTGTTGTTTTTTTCCAAAACCTAGGGTTTGTCCTAATAAAAATACCTTGCATTGTTAAGATTACTTAACTTATACTGTCATTACTGCATCGGGCAGTGAGATAGAAAAGGAGAATCAAATGCAAGTTTTAGACCTACAAATTACCAAAGTTGACCAATTAGGTATGCTTTTGGCACAGATTGCTGACCTAGAAGCACAGGCAGAAGCACTCAAAACCGAACTCAAACAAGAAGAAGGACACATCGAGGGTAACCTCTACAAAGCGTGTGTGACCTTATCCCAGCGCAAGACCGTAGATAACAAGGCTGTGTACGCAGAAGCGAATGTACCTGCCGAGTTAATTGAGAAGCACACCAAAACCACCGCAGTTATTACCCTCAAAGTCACAGCCCGTTAATCAACGCCCCTTCGGGGGCAGAAAGGTTTTTATGAAGTATGTTTTCTTGCTAAGTACGCTAAGTCTTACAGCTTGCAGTTCTTATAACCCGCCTAATGTTAGCTTAGAAACTGATAAACAGGCGTATCACATGACACGGGCGCAGGTTATCCTAGGCATTAACGAGTGTGAGGATGCTGGCACACGCCCCGTAGTTATTACCGCCAAGCGCAGGATTAACGGGGTTACCACCGATGTACCCGTAGAAGTAACCTGCAATCCCCGTTATCGTATCTTTCAATAAGGAGTCATCATGCTACAAAGTGAACGAGATGCAGAACGCTTTTATGAGGCACAGCGCAAGTTTGAGCAACGCCAGCGCATGATTGATAAGGGCTGGGGTGACCTAGAGGCGTACAACGCTTTACGGGCCTCAGAGAAGAAGAAGGAGCGTATCGAGTCTATTCGTATGTTCCTCTTGGGTGGTTTGGCGGCAATCCTATTCTGCGTGGTGTTTTTTGGTACTAACTACCTAATGCACGGCTATGCAATATGAACAATGAACCAGTAGCGTGGACATCACAAGATGTTTTGGATGCAGACCATATTATTAAAGCCGTAGTGCGTAGAGAACAAGATGAGCAACATACTATCCCACTCTACACCCATCCAGTATCCAAAGCAAAAGATAGATTTCCTAATTATGAATCAATCTGCCTTCAATGTGGCACAACAATTTATAAGCCAGCGTTTAAGACACTAACAGATGAGGAAATAGACGAATGTTTGTATGCAACAGACTGGTCTTATGACCCACACAGTTTTGCTAGAGCAATACTAAGAAAGGCACAAGAGAAATGAATGGTAACGATTTAACAATCAACCGAGATATGAGCCAATACACAATTTTGGCATCTCCTGAGCCGATTGGATATTGGCAGATTACACCTGAGGTAAAAGGTGGTTGGTCTACAAGGTTTGCGGTGTATGCGCCACTAAATCCAACGCATATTAAAAACACCGAAGAACTGCTTGGCTGGAAGTATATTGATGGAAAGGCACAAGAATGAAGTACAAGGCATTTGACCAAGCCTTGCACGATGCCTGTGACCCACCTGCCCGTGATGCGGTCGCTAGGTGGCTCAGAAACCTTTGGTATATCGATGCTACCCCTAACCCCGATAAGTACGCTGTAGACCTCATATTAAGCCGTAAGGGGGAGCATTTAGGGTATGCCGAGGTAGAGGTCAGGGATTGGGAGTTTTGCCCGTTTGATACCATCCACATAGCCCAGCGCAAGGATAAGTTATTTAACCACCCTAGAACCACCATGTATGTAGTAAATCGACCTTTAACCCACGCTTATTGGATTAGGGCCAACAAGATCAAAGATTGCCCGTTAATAGAAGTACCGAACAGGGCAGTAGCCCGTGACGAATACTTTTACGATGTACCCAAGGACTTGTGGAAAATCGTAGACCTGACCGAACTGTTTTAGTACGGTCTA